ATTCCATACCTCTATCTTTTACTTCTCCAATAGGAACTCCACTTAAATCAGCATGAAGTAAATCATAATATGCTTTACTATGTTGCATAATATCAATATCATCTTCTAAGTTAAGAGTATTAGCTAAGAAGAGAGAGAAGTCGTCTACATCAGAGAAGTGGAACAATGTATCTGCGATTGCATTATTTAAGATTCTATTTTCTATTTCAATCTTATTAGGTTCTACAATGTATTTATCTATAAAAGCTTTAATTGTATCTCCTGTTGTATGCTCTTCAAAGAATAAATGTTGAGGTTGAATTTTCTTCTTTATAAAGATAATAGGAAACCACATTATCAAATTTAAATAGTAATCTGTAATCATAAGATCTACAGATTCATTTTTGTTTCCATTGAAATAAACGGTAATATATAAATTTTGAACTTCAGGGGTTTCTATTCCATCTCTAAGGATATTTAAAATTCCTTTATAATGAAACTCCCAATTACTACTATCGATAGTAGTTGCATCTACTTCTAATTTCTTATTCTTAATAAGTTCATCATACATGTAATAATTTTGGAAATTGGTAAGATTACTTTGTTCCATCAGTCAAAATCCTCCTCATTTGCTAACCCCATATAATATATTGTGAATAGAATTGTAATTTCTTACTCCAAAATTATAGTATGTGTTTTAAATTATATTTAAGAAAAACATAGGCTATGGAACTTAATCCATAGCCTAATAAATTATTATCGATTAATCTTGTTGAAGTTAAATGCATCCGGTGTAAGTTTAATCAAACGCTTCTGACTTTGCATAGCGTTACGACGAACACGGTTCTGATACTTTGTATAAATCTTCTTAAGCAAACGGCGTTCGTTAATACGGTTCTTACGAAGAGCTTCCCAGTCAGCATCGCCCTGTTCACGAGCCATCTGAATGGAAGCCAAATGAATACGACGACGAAGGTCATCCTTACGGTTCATCTTAACCAAAGAACGACGACCCAATACGCCAGCTTCTACTAAGTTATTGAATTCGGAAGATTCTGTATAAGCTTCGAATTCAGCGTCAGACATGCGGTTCATTTCATCAACCAACATATTTTCCATCAATGCGTCCTGATCAATAATGCCAGAACCATCAATTTCTTGATCAAAACTTTCATCTAAGAAAGAATCATCTTTTTTGAAAAACATCTTTAAGTACCTCCTAGGATTTAAATACTTTTATTTGAGAGAATTCTCTCCGCTATATTAGCCTTATATAACTAATACAAGGAGTTTATTATTATGTTTTAACAGCAAATTCTTTATTCGTTATATATTATTAAAATGAATAGAGTCAGAAACTATGAAATAATCTATTATAAAGGAGAAATATAATGGAAGAGAAAGCAGTACCTAAAGGAATCTTAATAAATAAATATAAAGAATCTATGCTTCATATTCTAGAAAGAATAATGCCTAACTTATCTAGAATGGAATTGATTCAAGCTATTGATTTATCTGTAGAAAAGAGTTATAAAGAAAATAAACTTAGAGTAAATAATAATTATACTAAGAGAGAAATCATTACAGATTATTTATCATTAGCAAATGATCTTATTAATGATAAAGCTATCATGACTACAGAAGGGGTTTTATTTTGTAAACATGGTACAGTAAAAAATCCTTTTTATAATCTGATACAATATCTTGTTGATAAACGAGATGAAGCAAAAAAAGAAATGAAGAAACACCCTAAAGGATCTGAAGAATTTAATGCATGGAATTTAAAACAAACCAATTATAAAGTATCTTGTAATGCATTATATGGGTGTGCTGGTCAGTATAGTAGTATATTTTATAATCTATATCTTTGTACAGCAGTAACTGGTCAAGGACGTGGATGTATATCTGCATCAATAACCATGTTTGAATCTTTTCTTGGAAACAATGTTAGATTTTCATCACTTACAGAAACATTGCAGTTCATAGAAAATATAGTAGAAGATCAAAAGAATCCAAAATTCTATAGATTTAAAGATTGGGATATACTTGATAGAAATATAACCATCGAAGAATGTTTCTTAAGAATAATAAAGAATTGTGGTGGAGATGGATGGATTCCTTCAGATGAAGCAAGAGATGCTATCTGGAAGACCATTTGTAATTTAGATCAAAGATGTATCAATGTTTTATATTATAAGAACAATTTATACAAGTTCTGTGAGAATAAGAAGATAATTAATCTTATCTTAACGATTTTAGTTAAATTAGAGAAACCTTTCTTAGATCCTAATAAGATTCCCAAAGAATCTGAAGAGGAATTGGTTTTATTAAAAGATATCATGTTTGAGTATGTATACTATCGTCATATGTATATAGATAAACTTCCTAGAGTTTATGATATGCAACGAGATGTAGTTCTTATAACAGATACAGATTCTTGTATTATATCTCTTGACGAATGGTATCGATTTGTATTAAAATATACAATCGGGATTCCTATGAAAGTAAAATATACCTCAGCTCAATTAGAAGAAGAGGGAGATAAGTTAATCAAACAATATCAAGAAAACCAACCTAAATATGATTATGATTTTTATAATGATAAACTGGTTGAAGCTAAGAGAAAGAAATATCCTTTGGTTGTAATTGAAGAAGATTCTCTTAGATATAGTATTGTAGATATCATGTCTTATATAGTAAGCCAATTAATCTTGGACTATATGGTCTTATTTAGTGAAAACTATAATACAAAAGCAGATAATAGAGATTGTCTTCTTATCATGAAGAATGAATTCTTATTTAAATGCTTACTTCTTACAAAAGGTAAAAAGAACTATGCAGACTTGCAGTTAGTTCAAGAAGGAAATATAGTTCCTGAAAATAAACAACTTGATATAAAAGGTCTTCCTATGACTAAAGTAGGCATACCTGAAACAACCTCTAATAGATTGAAGAAGATTCTAGAATTTGATATTCTTAGGAATTCATTCATTGATCAGGTTGATATCATAAAGAAGTTTGCTATTCTAGAAAAAGAGATATATGAATCTCTTAAGAGTAAGGATAAGTCTTTCCATAAACCTGCTAGAATAAAATCAATTTATGCATATAAGAAGCCTATGAGTATTCAAGGCATCAAAGCATCTGTAGCATATAATGAAATCAAAGATAAGGAAGAAGAAAATATAGATCTAGAAGGAAGAAATTCTATCCTTGTTATCAAAACAAATATAACTTCTAAGAATGCAGATCTAATAGCAGAATCTCATCCTAATCATTATTTAAGATTAGTTGAACTTCTAAAGGATGAAAATTTTAAAGGAGAAGTATCTTCTATAGCTATTCCTTCAGATGTAGAAATTCCTGATTGGATAGTTCCTTTTATTGATTATATCAGCATTATTCAAGATAACTTAAGAAGCTTTCCTTTAGAAGAAATTGGTATTAGTAAGTTAGATAGTAAGAATATAACTTACACAAATATTATTCAGTTCTAATATGATACTCACCAGGAACTTATATCCTGGTGAGTTATTTTTTATGAGGTATAAAAATGGATGATGATAAAATAGTAGCTGATCTTATTTTTTCTAAAATAAAGAAGGCAGAAGAGACTGAAGATGAGAATGATATTTTGAATGCCATATCTTCATTCTCTCTTATTAAGATAGATAACGAGACTTTAAATAATGAGATTATAGTCTTATTAAGAGATCATGGAGTTAGGTTAGTATTTAGAAAAGTAAAAGATGGAATGACTGAACACACTTATTTTGCCTTAGAATATAAAACTATTGCATTGCAAATTCCATAGTATCTTTAAGATACTATGGAAAATCCTCCATAATTATATATTATAAATATGATGAGTTAGTATACTTATCAAACTTAAAATAGTTTATTTAATTCTTAAGAATTTTTTATAATGGAGGAGAATGATATGGTGGATTATTATGTAATGAATATAGGAGGAAAAGATATTAAGATTACTTCCTATGACAAAATGCTTCAAATGGAACAAGGGGATTGTACTAGAGATCATTTAACACAACTCCAATATATGGCTTCCTTATTTAGAAATCTTGGATATGACAAGATTGATAAGAACCTTAATTGGTTAAATCTTCGTACTCCTTTTGAAAAGGTAAATAAGAGTATAGACGGAGAGAAGTATCTTCCTGTAACTTATCATAATCTATTTATTATGGGTCCGATGAGTTTAATGGATCTAATAGATATGATTTATATATGGGGTAGAGGAAAGGCTGAATCTGGTAATATACTAGATTATATCCATTCTTATATTCTCCCTGATGAAGATACTATATGCTTTTCATTAGAGAATAATATAAAGATCTCTAGAACAAAGGTTGTAAAAAATAAAGTGGATAGATGGCTATCTACGAATATTGAATTTCGTAGAATGTATAATCTGGCTATCAATGATGATTATTTTGAAAATAGTTTTATAAACTATACTAAGTTCTTTAAGATGGCATTCATTGAAGATCCTATCCCTTTGTTTGCAGCAGGTATTATAGAGCCTGATTTTATTAGTGATCTTATTCGTAGATCTGAAATAGAAGCAGCTAAGAAAGCAAATAAACTTTTTGCATCTCCTGCTTTAAGAACAGATGAAGCTATGTTTGATTATTTCATAGATATCTTTACAAGATATCAGAGGATCATTTCTGAAAATTATTATAAGAAAGGAGCATATTATTTTACAGGAGCAGAAATCATTAGAGATGAAAAGAAAGATAAAACAATTTATATAACTACTCCTAGAAATAAAATCGAATTTATTAACTCTAGAGATGCGGTAGAAAGAGTTAGATTTGATCTACTAAATGAAAAAGAATGGGATCTTATGAAGCATTATTATCTACATGATATTGAAGTTACAGGAGAACTAAAACAATCTATATTCAAATATGTAGATAAGAAGAATATTCAAACCTTACCTCTAGAATCAGAAAATGATAAAAACATCCTATTCAAAAATCTATTTTATGTAGTAGATTTGCTAAGTAAGACTTATCCTGAATCTTTAGATTTTAAAGATAAGATGGTATTAAGTAAAGGCTTCTTTGTATCTCCCGATATATTTGGGTTATATAATAAATCTACAAAGAAGTTTATATTAATAATGCAGAATCTTAGTATCTTAATTACAGGAATAAAAGATGCTGTGGATTATTATGCAAGTTTGTATAATAAAGATGTGCTTTTAGATGAAAAAGAAATTGGGGATGGATTGAACTCCATAGAACCTGGAAAGGTGGATTATGAAAGTATGAATAAAAAATCATTTATTGGAAAGAACGAACCTAAACCTGGAGATATAATTCCTAAAGCTCCTAAAGTAAATTATAGTAATTATATAGATCTTAATAAGATTCCTGGTACTATAGTTCCTAATAAAGGGTTAGGGGATATCAAAGAAAACAAAGTTCCTAGTTTGATGGATGTTACAGAAATTGAATAGTGTAAAAGTAAGAAAACTTAACTGTATATTATTATGGTGAAAATACAAAAAATTGTTTTGGATACTCAATAAAGTATCCAGAAAAGGAGAGAATAAAATGAAGATAATAAAAGATATTATAATTTTCACCATGATTATGGGCGGATTCTTCTATGGGATTAGCGTGATAATTAATCACGCTAGTCTCTTAGAAGAGGTTGAAAGAACTACTGGTAAATATACAGACCAGTACTACGATAAGCCCAACCTCATAAGTTACGATGAGGAAGCTTATCGTAAAGACATGGAGGAGCATCGTCAGAAGCTTCTCCAACAAAAGAACGACTCCCTGTTTAAAAACGGGGAGTACAAAGTTCCCAAGGGCTTATAATAAGCCCTTGTTTTTTTTGTTTCACATTAGTATAATAGACTTTTTAATGTGAAAGGATTAGTGAATAATATGCCAATGGCAAATGAAATGACTAAACTCCTTAATAAGATAGAACGACGTTTAGGAACAATGCAGATGAATTTACCAGATTATCTTTCTAAAGATAAATGGGCAAGAGAAGTTATTTGTAATGAAACATTAGATACATTCTCTCGTTATTTTCCTAATAAAGTTCCTTATCAACTTGGTCCTGAAAACCAAAAAGGAGATTATTGGCTCATAGATGAAACAATATGCGAAAGCCAGACTATCATTGGATGTGGGGATATAGATTGGCATAGCTGGTCTGCCCACTTTCCTGGTTTGACCTATGGTGGGGTAAATACATATGATATGATGTCTTCATCTGTTGATTTTGGAACATATGCAGATATTGTTCAGATGGCTGACCATATATCTGCTTTTGCAAATGGTATTTATGTAGAATGGGTCCCACCTAATAAAATTAAATTAAATGTAGCTATTTCTGCTAGTTTTATTACTAAGTTCCAGCGGATACCCATCTCATTATTTGTAAAACATGCAGATAATTTGAAAACAATTCCTCCTACTCAAATGGAAATATTTGAAAGATTAGCAACAGCTGATGTGGCTACTTACTTATATGAACAATTAAAAATGTATGATAATTTAGAAACCGTATATGCAAATATTGATCTGAAATTATCTTCTCTTGAAGAAAAAGCAAGAGATAGACAACAAGTAGTAGAAATCTTTGATCAAAGCTTTGTATCTGCTGCTAATAAGAACCAACCTGTTATGCTTACAATTAACTAAAAAAAATATAGAGAATGCAGATTACTGCATTCTCTTGTTTTTATTTCTTGTATCAAAGAATGAAAGTTCTTCTTGATTTATACTCATATCATACATATTATATCCAGGGATAGGAGTAGGCATTGCATTAATCATAGTACAAGCATAATTATAAATCTGAAAAGTTCTTATAAGATTCATAAACTCCAACACCTTTTGGAAGCTCATACTTATGATATTATTTTTATTATTTAAGTACAGATCTAAACAAGGTTGTACTTCTTCATTATAATACTTATGCAATCCAGGACTAAATATAATATACTTATTCCCTGGTAAATCTATAGTTACCCCTTCAGATTTCTTTGCATATAATTTTCCTTTTCTAGATTCATAAGTATTCTCAGGATATAATACAAAGTCCTCTAACTTCGGTAATAGAGATAATCTAAGCATCTCTAAATGACCAGCATTTAGCATTACAGATTCTCTAAAATCTGATTTGTTTCTTCTAAGATTTTCTATAGTTAGAAAACAATCAAATCCCCTTATTATTTTTCTTTTTTTAAATCCTTCATTATCTGTATATTGTACTTCTCTATAGTAATATTTTTTTGTATATCCCTCTCCAGCTTTTACAGGAATATATAAAGAGACATTCATATTCATTGTTGCATTAGGACCAAGAAACATAATATGATCTTGCATCTTAGTATACAACAATATTACATCTCTCATCTGTCTTTCATCAGATGTGACCAATAAACCCACCCCTACATTCGTCTAGTAACGAATATTGTGTCTATCTTACATTTCTTACTTTTCTTAACTATAATAAACCTCATAAGATTTACCCCATTAAATAAAGAATATATGAAGTCTATCTTATTGGCACAAAGATATACAGAATCATTCTTGGATATATCTAAGATAGATTTTGAAATATAACTCATATACTCAGGCAATGATCTTCCATCCATTCCTGTAGGAACAAATCTAAATGCTCCATCAGATGTTTTATGATCATCTATAATAGATCTAAAGCTTTCATTATTTGTTACATCCATGTATGAGATATCTTCATTTTCTGATTTGGAGATATAATTTATGATATTCTCAAATATAGGAGTGCTTATCTTATTCCGTTCTCCTAGACAACCTAAACTTACCATAATATTTTCTCCATTTATATTTTGATAAACAGTTGATATTCTATGTACGTAACCTTTTTCAATGTCTCCAATTTGTTCATATCCTATTAATATAGATAACTTATCGGTATTTAATCCATTTTCTTTAATATCTTTAAAGAAAGGATTTAAATTTTTACTAAAGAAGGAGATATACTCTACATTTAAATCTTCAGGAATTGGATATATTACATCATATAATTTTTCAAATATTCCTATATTAAAAACTGAATTAAAACTTTCTCCATAGATCTGAGGCATATTATACCCAAAGGTATTTTTATAATCCGTATACCTATATTTATTTAGCATCTTCGAAGGAATATGGATTATTTCAGATTTGAGATTCTTAGCTTCTACTAAGCATCTCATTAACTTTTCGCCATCTATAACAAATTCTTTAAAAATACCCATTATAATAAGTCCTTTCTAATCTTATCTACTTCATCCTTAACCCAATTAGGCATAGGAACATCTATAGATACAATTTTATTAGGATTGATAAGATCTATAACTTGTTTCTTATCACTAGATAGATTCATCTTAGGAATCTCTTGTAGGATTTCTTCTACATCCATCATTCCTAACCATCTATGACAAAACTCAATATAGTTATATGATGCAAGATTTTCTGTAAACGTTCCTCCAGGACTAAGCTTAAGATATTCAGGATCTTTATAAGGAGGATTATCTATAAAAATCTTACCAACCTGTGTGTTGGTAGCCATATTAAATTCTTGCATCAAAGAAGGATACAGACGTTTGTAATCAAAGTCATTCCCATTGTTATATTTATAAATCGGTTGACCATTGATTCTTACTTTATTCTTATCAGAGATCTTTGTAGGATCTGCTACGAATGCACCAGAGAATTTTTCTTCAGGTTTCTTTCCAAATCTATTGATATTATTACCAATGATTACTCCTTCATGGTGCTTATAAAACTCTACTGCTTTTGTTCCGAGATAATTGGTTTGTCTAAATATCTTTTGGAACGGAGTGTTCATTTCTATTACATTATTAAATACATATTTAAGATCATCAGTTTGAGCTTCTATACATACTTGAACAACAACGTCAATGATATTAT